CTTTTTACCACGTCTTTTAGTTCCTTTTCTAGCTTTTCTTATCTGAGATGTTGTAGGTGCACCTTTTGCACCTTTTTTACGCATACGTTCACCAGAACCAGCTTTAATTCTTTTACGTTTAGCATGGATATTAGCCCACAATCCTTTACGTTTTTTAACCATTACGCTTTTTTAGTTCTATATCCTCCACCACGTTTTTTATAAGTTCTAACTAACCATCCGTTTGCATAGGCACTTGGATAAACTTTGAACTTACGTTTAGCTTCAGCCTTTACTCTAGCGTATAAACTAGGGTTTGTAGGAACTGCTTTTGATTTAGAAGACTTCTTTTTAGAAGACTTCTTTTTAGCTTTTGGCATAACTTCTCCTTACTTACCGACTTTTTTCTGTGTTTCTTTATGAGCCTGTGTGAAAGATTTACCTTTTTTCATCATGTTCTTCATCATAGTCATATGCTTTTTAGTATGATGCACCCCATGTTTTTTCATGGTTTGTTGTTGTCTAGGTGTTAGACCTGCCATACTTACGCCTTTGACTGTGATATTTTTCATGGCTTTTTTAGGTTTAGCTTTCATCTTCATTTCTTTTTACCTCTTTTCATCATTTTCTTTTTACCTTTTTTAGGTTTAGATTTTTTTCCATAGTGACTTGGCATAATTATTCTCCTTTTAATACTCTGTCTCTTAATCTAGTCGCACGTGGTCCAACTTGTGTAGCCCAGCGACTATCCATCATTTCAACCGCAGCAGTTTTCCAGTCATGTTCTTCTAGTGCGGTTAAAAACTTCTTAAACTTCAATAACCTAGTAATACCTAAATTAAAACACATATTAGCTAAAACTCTTTGTACATCCTCTGGTAGATGTAACCACCATTCTAAATTTCTATCTAGGTCTGCTGTAACATTATCTATATCTTTTTCAAAACATTCTTTTATTCTATCTTCTGATACAGGGGTGTCTACGTCCTGACCATGTTCAGGGTCTGATTCTAATATTAAATGACCTATACCAAACGTGGGATATCCAAGGTGGTCTAAATATATTTTATCAACACAACCTTCATCAAATTTTAGTTCTTCCATTAACTTATCAATATTCATAATATCTTTACTGTTGTAGACCCTCCAGTTGAAACTGAAACTACGCCCAAGGACGCTATTGCTTCTAATCCTTTTTCTTCTCCTATATATAAATCTATCCATTCTGTTCCTGTCCATAATTGTAATTGTTCAGTGCTCAGATTAAAAATTATATCACCTTTGTTAAAAAAATTTAAATTTCTTTGTGTTTCATTGACAGATAAAGTAGAATCTACATCTACTGAATTTAGAGATAACTCTAATACTCTGCTTAATCTGTTAAAAGTATCTGCGTTAACTTGTCCTTGTGCTGTGGGTAACTTAGTTTCTAAAAGTTTACTCATTATCTTTGTCCATCTGGTTTTACATCTAACCTAGTCGCACCTAATCTAAAACTCATACCTAATACATTAGTATCGTCATCATTAGATTGAACTCTTAACACAACTTGTCTACCACGTAATCTAGTATCTAACTTGGTTGTGTTAGAAAAACAAGAAGCGGTGGTTATTGTTGTTAAATCTTCTCCTGGAAAATTTCTTTTTTTCAAAACAAAATCTAATTTTTGACCTGTAGAACCTATAGAACCGTTGCCTATAAATTTTACATCAGGTATTACCCTATTAACATGTTGAAATAAATCTCCCTCTCCTAAATCGAAATCACTAGATTCAATAAAAACATTTTGCATAGCAGAACCATCGTCATCATGACCAACTTCGTGATTAAATAAACAACTAGCGTTAGTTGATGTTTCATGTGTAGCTATTGGTTTATCAAAAACACCTTCATCTAACCAAGCGTTTCTTGAAAGTTGTCCTATAGTCCAAACATTTTCATCATAGTTATATACCACATATCGATCAACGTTAGTTGCACTAGAAGAACAATAAAACCAACCAACTTCATTAAATGCTTTGTTAGAAAATGCGAATATTTGAAAACTTTGTGTATCATTTATATCATCAAAAACATAACTTAATACACTACAAGGTAAACTTTGTACTTGACCTGTATATGTATAAAAACCTTTTTTATCCATCCAAAAAATACCCTTAGGCGTATTAATAGCAGCGTTAGGACCAACTAAACCTACACCCTCATTAACTAAATTAACACCAAAAGTAAAAGGTTGTCCTATAAAGCTCAAAGAATATAAAGAAGTGTCTGTCCAAACTAATGTCTCTTGTCTTGCCCTAAGTGCACCTATAATTGAAGAACCTGCTGATAAACGTAAAGAACCTGCAGTATTAGTAGGCAACGGCTCCCACTCTGTAACGTTTTCTTGGTCACTAAAAGCAATCAACATAGGGTCTATGGTTCCTGACCTAGATGAATCAACTATAGGGTCAGCACCAAAACAAATAACGTGTCTATCTATATCACTAACTAAAACTTGTAATGCTACAGTTGGAGGTAAATTAGCACCTGCTAAATCAGATAATGCTACTGCTCTCGATGAAGTGCCACCGCTTGTGTCCCAATAAAAAACACCACCACTCCTAGCATTAAATACTAAATCTTCACCAAAATTATCATGTGAGTATAATCTTAATTGATTTGCAAAACCTAAAGACTCAGTTGAACCAAATGTACCTTCACCCCAACCATTTATACCCCAACCCGTTGATGGAACATAAACATCTAAACCAACATTTATCTGATACGCCCCTACTACAGAAGAACCTCCATTTCCTGTATCTGAAGAATTAGCTAATACTGTTGTACCAGATGTATCTTTCGCTTCTATAGTGTAACTATTTGCGTTTACTATGTTTGCTATTTGATACTCTTGATTAAGTACGGCGGCAGTTATGTTACCGCCTAATGAAGAAGCACCACTAAATGTTACAAAATCATTTTTTACAGCACCATGAGCAGTATCAGATACAGTAATAGTAGCGTCGCTATTAGCAACTTTTGCAAAAGTAACATCGCCAGCAGCTGTTGTAGACCTTATTGGCGTGATATCATAATAATTAGTGCCTTCTAATATATAGTATTTTTGTGTTGCACCTATACCTATATATTGAGTGCCACCAAGAGCTGTCCATGCATGTAAGGCTCTACCACGTGATACAAAAGTAGAAGATGTTCTTTTAGCCCATCCACCTATTTTTTCAGGTAGTCCTTTTCTAAATCGTACTAAATTACTATCGAACCATCCTCCCTCATTTGCATAAGCAGTAAGTTCTTTGTTTATTCCAGGCTTGAAAATAAATTTTTGTAAAGGCACTGTAACTCCTAAATAAAACTAGCAAATACTATTGAGCCTAGTATAAATGGATAAACCCCCCATAACAGCATTTCTAATCTTTTAAACTTAGCAGAGCCTTCATCTAAACGTTTTTCTATGTACTCATATCTGATAGTGCATTCACGTTCATGTGCGTTGAGTTCTGTTAATGCATCTTTTACGATTGCCATTATTTATCTAAAACTTCCTCTGATTTTTCTTTAGTTGAAGCTATAAAGTTATTTTGAAAAACATTTAAAGCAGCATCTACTTGGTCTAGATCAAACAACATTTGTTCTCTTTTCTGTCTCAAATTAGTTATTTGATTAGCAAGATATTTTTGTTTATCTGTCATTTCTGACTCTAATATTTCCTTATCTCCCACCATAGCTTTATTTTCTTTTTTATCTGACATTATTAACTATTATCAGTAATGTATTGTTTACCTGTAGCAACAGCTGCAACATGAGTAGTTTTTTTACTATCTGCTGCTCCTTTTACATTAGGTGTATTATCATCACTATCAACAGGTGCATATTCTAAAATAATTTCTAAGTGGTCTACATTTCTTTGTACCACTTCGTTTATTTCAGTTTGTGTCCAAGTTCCTGCTATAGCATTTCCATCTTTATCGGTTATACCACCTGCATATTTTGATTTATTACCATTAGTATTAATATCGTTAATAAGATTAACGCTATCTGTTCCTGCTGTAAGGACTTGTGTTACTGTTGCCATATTATTCTCCTTCGTTTAATTTAGTTTTTAATTCTTCTACTTGTGTAGATAGTTCTTGTATAGCTTTGACCATAACCGACATTAAAGCAGTAGGTGCAACTCTTTGTCTGCCATCTGCTTCATCTTCTG